GTAAACGATGCTGTTTTTTTAGTTGTTTGCCAATCAACGGTCCCCGTTCTACCGAATCCTGTCTGCGTTCCATTGTTCGTGATTGTTGCACCAGCAGGAATGGTAATAGTGTCACCACTATCTCCTAACTGAACTGTACCACAATTTGTTCTTGGACTAATTTTATTTACTTTTATTTCACTCATAATTTACCTATTGATACTTGTACCTTATTACTACTATACCAGAGCCACCTGTAAATCCTGCACTACTACTTGAAGGCCAATTAGATCCTCCAGCACCTCCTCCTGTGTTATCAGATCCATTTAAACCTGCATTTCCACCACCGTCTGAACCGCTTGCTCTAGTTGCAGTAACAGGTCCTGCACCTCCACCACCTCCTCCTGCTCTTCCAACAGGAGAACCTGTAATAGTATTTGTTGCTCCAGCACCTCCAGGGGCTGCCCCAGGTACAGATCCAGTTCCAGCAGGTGGACTCGCTGTGCCTGAAGCTGTTGCACCTCCTCCGCCAGCACCTGTTTGGTTACCCCCTCCTATTCCTGTACCGCCATTAGTACCTTGTGGAGGACTAACAGGTGGCTGATTGCCTGCACCTCCAGGAAAGTTTGTACTACCACCAGAACCACCTCCACCACCAGATCCACCAGGTAAACCTGTTCTGATTGGATTACAATAAGAAGGCTGAGCTCCGCCACCACCGCCACCACCTGCAGAAGTAATTATTGAAAAAATTGAATTTGAACCTGATCCCCCTGTTGCAGCAGTAGAAGCACAACCTCCTCTTGCTCCACCTGCTCCAACTGTTACAGGATATCCTTGTATTGTTACTTCTAAAGAGGTTGATGTAGCTCTTGGAGAAGCAGTCCAGCATCCTGAAACTGTACTACATTTAGATTCTCTATAACCACCTCCACCGCCCCCACCACTTCTAATATGAGAGCCACTTCCACCTCCGCCTGCAACTACCATATAATCTACTTTGTTAACTCCTGCACATCCTTGACAAGATACACAAAAAGTTCCTGGCCCTGTGAAAGTATGAATTCTATAATCTCCACATTCTGTAATAGTTCCACCTGTTGCAACTATATAACCTGGTCTTGCATCTAAATCTGAACCATCTATAAAAACTTGCCAGCCTTCTGTTGAATTTATATAAATAAAAGTTGCACCAGCATTTTTTTTTCCTAAAGAAAAATCAGTCGCTGCACCTCTAATATTTGATCCATTTCTTGCAATAGTACATGCGTTTGTACCAAATGATCCTGAATAATCTTTAATAGAAACTATATCTCTTCCGTTTGGACTAGCTGGAAGTGTAACCGTAACTGCTCCACTTGATGTATCAATAAAATATCCTCTACCTCTACTAGCAGTAAAACCTCCCGTTTGTGGAGTCGTGCTCCAATTAACAGTTCCTATTCCTCTTAGTGCACTATTAGCTGCACCAATGGTTAAAATAGCACCACATTTATTTAAATAAGTATCTCCACTTGTATCTTGAATAGTATCTGCTTTATAAACTTCAGCAGTTACTGTATGTGTTGAACCACATCTAGAAATTACTGGGTTATCGTCTTGATCTGTTATATTATCTACTTTTATTTTACTTGCCATAATTATTGATATTTATACCTTATTATTACTATACCTGAACCGCCTGCACCAGATGTATAACCTGGACTGTCTGAAGCACCTCCTCCGCCACCACCAGTATTAGCTGTACCTGAAACTGCATTATCTGAAGCATCAGAACCACCAGCTCCGCCACCTCCTGGTCCACCTGCTCCAGGAGTAGCAGTACCTCCGCTAGAAGATCCTCCTCCTCCGCCTGCTCTTGTTGTTGGACTTGCATTTATTGAACTTGTTGCACCTGATCCTCCAACACCAGGACTACAATTAGAATTTGCACTACCTCCTGCTGTAGTTGCTCCACCACCTCCCGATGATTTTCTTACGTTAGTGTTTGATGTGCTACCTCCGTTTGATCCTTGAGGAGGACTAACAGGTGGAGTGTTTCCAGATCCTCCTGAACCAGTTGTAGATGTGCAAGACCCTCCTGATCCTGCTCCACCTCCTGAACCTCCGTTTACCCCTGCTCTATAAGCTGTAGTTGGTTGAGGTACTCCATAACCACCACCACCTCCTCCATTAGAAGTTATTGTTGAAAAAATTGAATTCGATCCGCTATTACCATCATTTGCATCAGAAACACCTGTCCCTCCTGCACCTACTGTAATAGGATAGCCTTGAACTGAGGCTGTCAATGCTGAAACACATGATCCTAAAGGTGACACTGTATAGCAGCCAGAAGCAGTTCCAGAAGATTCTCTATAACCTCCTGCTCCGCCACCGCCTCCGCCTCCGCCTATCGGTGCTCCGCCACCTCCAGAGGCTCCTCCTGCTACAACTAAATAATCGAGTTTATTGTTACCAGCAGTATTTCCTGCAACACTTACACAAAAAGTTCCAGGGCCTGTAAAAGTATGAATTTTAAAATTTCCACAAGTAGTAACAGTTCCACCTGTAGCTACAGGAAATTGAGGTGCAGGTAAATCTGAATCTGTAGAAGCACTAACTATCATCCAACCCTTCGTTCCATCAACGTAAACTAAAGTTCCAGATTGACCTTCAACTTCAATAATTGCGTCTGCGGCTTCACCTGCAATTAAAGATCCATTTCTACCTATTGTTAAATTATTTGTATCAAAAGTATTTCCATAATCCTTGAAAGACACAATACTCCCAGCAGAAGGTGAAGCAGGTAAAGTCATTGTAATTGTTCCAGAAGTCGTATTTACAAAATATTCTCTTCCGCTCTCCGCAGTAAACGCTGTTGTTTTAACTGTTGTGTCCCATTTAACTGTTCCAATTCCAGCAATATTAGTATTAGATGCACCAATAGTTAATGTGGTTCCACATTGTGGTTCGATTGCATTTACTTCAATTTTACTCATTAAATAATTACCAATGTTCCTGTTACTGTTTGTGTTCCTGTTACTGTTACTGGACCTGCTAATACTCCTGAATCTAGTGTTTGGTCTTCATCTAAAGTTGATGCATGAGTTACAACGTAACCTGTTGCTGTCATAACGGGTGACATTGCTCTTTTTGCAGGAATTGTGCAAAATACTTCTTTGTCACCTGCACCAAAATTAATTTTTGCTGTAGTGCCTAAGTTATTACTTATAACTGTGTCTCTTGATAAAGTATCTGGAGTTGCATCAGTAACAGTTCCAATACCAACTTCAAAATTATCTGTACCTGTTTCTGAAATACAGTAATAAGTAGTATTAGTCGTACCAACTCCAGCTACAAATGTAATGAAGTCTTGTGAAGCACCATCTAGGTTTATTGTTCCTGTACCTGAAGTGGTGCTTGATTCTTTAACTCTATCATTTATGACAAGAGCCATGCACCCTCCTTAACTAATTCTTAATATTGCAGATGTTGAATTAAAATCTGGAAACTGAATTGTAAAAGTTCCAGCTGTCGCTGTTTTATCTCCACCAAAATCTAACACTGCTACAGCTTTGTCTGATTCAGTTGAATTATAAATCAAAGCTCCTCTAGCTGTTAATGTTACACCTGTAAAAGATAAATCAGCAAAATCAACTATTGCAACTCCTGTATCAAGTGAAGTTTGTTGTGATGCTAGTGTACCACCTCCTTGAACGTATTGACCAGTGTTTGCAACTTGACCTCCTGTGCTATCACCAGGATATACAGTTGTTGCTGCTGATAAGTTTGCTGTACTTTCGTATAATGCTAATTTGAATGTGTCTCCACCATTTTCTAAATCGTGAACACCTTCAAGTATTTCTTTTTTGAATGAATTTGCTACTGCTTGTGCTATTGCCATTTTAAAAACTCCTTTATAAAATTTTATGGTGATGGTGAAGGAACCTTAATTCTAGGAACCCCATCATCGTATTCAGCTCTACGTCTTCTTCCAGTTTGTTGAAGAGCAAAAGCTTCTATAGCACTATCATACCTTGTTTGATAAAGTTTGTACATATCCATAGGGCCTTTAAGATATGAAAAAGCTTCTACCATTACTCCATATAATAACATTGCTTCTTGATAAGTAGAGATATAAGTTGTGGTTGAACTATCAAAATGTGGTGGATTTATAATATAATTCAATTGTACTGCATATGCTTGATCAGGAGTGGGAGCCACAACTAAGTTGTTTTCATCCCAATTTGCATAATATTTTGGTAAACCAGTAGCTCCAGAACTATTATATTCTGTTACAAAACTCGTATCTCTTTTTTCCATAAAATTTCTAGTTCCAGTTTGATCTGTAGTAGAAAAAACTTGTAAAGAACGGACTATTAAAAAATCTGCAGGCATAACTAAATATCTTTTGTTAGCATTAAAAGATGAAGTAGCATATTTTCTTAAATCGTCATAATCAACTTTACCTGCTATATCTAATTCTGTATTTCTTATAAATTGATCTATTAAAGTATTATCCAAAACATTTGCATCTACTTCAGTAAAACTTCTTACTTGTGTTAAAAAATTTGAATAAGTTATTGCCATTATGATATACCTATTGTTACATAACCTAAATTGATTGTTGCTTCTCTATTTCTATTTTCAGCAGAACCATCAAATGGCTTCATACCACTTGATTGAAAAGCAAAATCACCAGGTAAAGTTAAATCAACTGTAGCTCTTCCGCCACCTCCTGAATTTATTGTAAATGTTTGAGGTCTAGCGTTTCTTAATCCTTGAGCATCTGCACCAGGATTTCTTGGATTTAGTTGTGGGTGTTTTGGTTCAAATTCAGAAATGTGTACAAATGCACCTGTCCATTCTTTAACCATTTCTTTGTAAGGAAAAGCTTGTCCTGATCTATCTGAAATAGCTTGTGCATATCTTCCTGTCGCTTGTTTACCCATTATACTCCATCTCCATAAAATGTTTGTGGTGATATATAAACAGAAGCTCTTTGGCCATCTTCATTTAAAGCTCTTTGCAATTCATCTTCATAAACTAATTTTAAAGAAGATGTAGATTGTGGATTTTTTAAAAAAGATAAATAATAAGCTAATCCTGAAATCATACAAGGAATAAACCTATAAGCTACATCTGCTTGATTTGTATAAGCACCTGCGTCTTCAATTCTATTAATAGTGTAATATTTTAAATGCGTATAGGTACTCGCATCAGGGGCCACGTATAAATTAATAATAGGTGTGGTTTGTCTATCAACAAAATATTGCGAAGGTTGTCCTGTAGAACCTTTATTTGGTAATGCTGCATAAGCAGATCTGTCTATTTTTGTTAAAGATATGTCATTTGTAGAAGACGTAGTTCCTGAAGTAGTTGAAATATAAGCTTCTAAAACATCAGATACACTCGTTGGTACTGTATAAGAAATTGTACCAGCAACTAATGCTTGTGTTTGTAGTTCAACTTTCCAAAGATGAACGCCACGATTACCCCATTCTGAAAATAAAATATTTAAATTTCTTCTTGCTCTTTTAAGGTCATAGCCAGACATTCCATTGATTCCGCATCTATTATATGCTTCCTCAACTATTTCATCTATATTTAAATCGAATGCTGTTGTTCCTGAAGTAGCCATGCATAACCTTTATTACATTAAATCTTTGTAGTAATCCATTGTTTTACCTGGAACTAAATTTTCATCTTGTAATCCCATGCCAGATGTTCTAGCTGCTCCATAACCTCTTTTAATTTCACCACCTTTACTTTGAGTAGCTACATTTAACATTTTGGTTTTTGTTTGGTAATCAGATTTTTTATATTCATCACTATCTGTTATTTTTTTTAACTCTTTTTGTGATTTAAGTTTACCTTTTACAATATTACCTTTTTGTTGAGTACTAGAAAAACCACCGTCTGAATATTTCATCATACCACCGCCCATTGCTTTTTTAGGTTCAACACCTCTTTTGTATTCTTTTTTATTATTTGAAGATGAATCTTTTTGTTTTTTATTGATTAATTTTTTAATACCTTTTACAGCTCAAGCGGATGCTCCACCTACTAATAGTCCTAGATTTGCTTTTATAGGCT